TGAATTTATCTACGAGTTTCGCAATGGCGAGGTGCAGACCTCAATCCCAAAGGTTTTTCGGCAAGACATCGTGGATCTAAAAGCATGACGATGATGGTTTTTGTCTTGATTGTTCTTGAGCGTGGTCAACCCACGGGCCAAGAGTTTTACTTTCAAGAACTCACGTCATGTCTTGAGTATAGCAATGCGCTCAATGCTCAGTCGGTGGGCAAGATCAATGAGCTTCTGAGCAATAACCGATTCTTCTCCACTTATTGCGCCGTCCGTGAGATACCGCAATCAGATGCTGGCAACAAGATATTTTTCCGTGATCCAAAGAAGCCGGAGTAACAATGAGCCCCAAGAAATTAGAACCCCAATCGCGGTATGCTGAGTTTGACCTAGACCAAGACGGCACCGTCACCGATGAGGAATTGGCAACTAATCAGGGACTCATGCAAATCCAGCTTCAAGAGGAGAAGGCTGACAGTCAACGACGAATGGCGTGGGTTAGTCTTGTTAGCATGGTGGTTTTCGCTCTTTTACCACTCATGCCATTTGTCCCTGAGTCCCGTCTGTCCACTCTGGCTTCTCTAAGCGATATGTTGTTTCTAAGCCAGGCAAGCATCGTAGGCTTGTATTTTGGAGCCACTGCTTATATGTCGAAGTCCAGGTGATGTGGCAGTTATCCGCGGGGTTGGGTCTTGCCCTGGCGCTGTCTTTGGGCGGCTTCAAACTGTACTACGACAAAGCAGAAACAGAAAAGATGCAGCTCAGATCACAGATCGAGCAAGCTTTGCGCAACGAGGCTTTGCTCGAGAAAACGATTGCCGACCAGAATCTCCAGATAGTTGAGCAGAATAAAAAACAACAAGCCGTATTGAAAAAAATCGATGAATTGACCGCTGATCACCAGAGAGCGATGGAGGAGGTCGATGACATTCGAAAAAAGTTCGCAAAGCACAGGCTCGATGTGCTTACCTTACGCAAGCCAAAACTCATAGAAAAGATAGTCAACCGTGGAACTGCTGATGTTCTCAAAAATTTGGAAAGTATCACTGACCCTGCTAATTAGTGGTTGCAGCATTCTAGACCAGCCGTCGCCAGTTCGCCCGGTCGAGGTAGTCACAATAACAGAGCCGGCGCCAACCTATCATCCACCTAACCCGAGTGCGATTAGAACTCTGCCCGTCGAATGGACTGTTTTAACTCCACAAACGATGCAAGAATATCTGGACGATTTATCTGAAGGTAACGCGCCTACGAATGCGTTTTATGGTTTGACAACCAAAGGTTATGAGAATCTTAGTCACAATATGGCTGATATCATCCGTTATATACGACAGCTTTCTTCGATTGTTGACTATTATAAGAATTTGGAGACTACAGATGACGCCAAAGAAGACAAGTGAAGAAGGAATCGCGCTGATCAAAAAGTTCGAAGGCTGTGAGCTGAAAGCATATCGCTGCTCGGCCGACGTTCCGACTATTGGATACGGGCATACAAAGAATGTTTCAGACGGAGACACTTGCACGGCTCAAGAAGCTGAGGATCTGTTGAAAAAAGACCTGGAGGAGTTTGAGTTTTATGTCAACGACCTTGTGGAGCAGGATCTGAAACAAAACGAATTCGACGCCCTGGTGGCGTGGACGTTTAATCTCGGTCCCACAAACCTTCGCACCAGCACGATGCTCAAACGCCTGAACGAAGGGGACTTCGATGAGGTGCCCTACGAAATGCGTCGTTGGAACAAAGCGAGTGGTCAGGTTTTGGATGGCCTGGTAAGACGCAGAGAGGCAGAGGCGTTGTTGTTCCAAGGAAAAGCTTGGGAAAATGTCTAGCCTAGCGCAACTGAAAGACTTTGATGTCTTGTCGGATGCAGATAAGGCCGAAGCACTCGCGCTACTGAATCGTTACACGGCGCTAGAAAAACAAGAGGCGTGCCAAAAAGATTTTCTGTCGTTCGTAAAATCTCAGTGGCCTGATTTCATCGAGGGACGCCACCACCGGATCATCGCTGAAAAATTCAACAAAATCGCGAATGGCAAACTCAAACGCTTGATCGTGTGCTTGCCGCCTCGCCATACCAAATCAGAATTTGCCAGCACGTTTTTCCCTGCCTGGATGATGGGATTGAGGGGAAACCTCAAAATAATACAGACCACTCACACAGCTGAGCTGGCGGTTCGATTCGGTCGGCGTGTCAGGAACATCATCGATTCTGAGGAATACCAGGAAGTATTCCCAAATCTCAAACTAGAGTCAGATAATAAGTCTGCGGGACGCTGGACCACCAACCAAGGGGGGGAATCCTTCTACTCTGGTGTTGGTGGTGCGATTACTGGCCGCGGCGCGGACTTGCTTATCATCGATGATCCAGTTTCAGAACAAGATGCCCTTAGCCCAACGGCGATGGACTCTATCTACGATTGGTATACCAGTGGTCCTCGGCAGCGACTACAACCTGGCGGCATCATCGTGATCGTAATGACCAGGTGGTCGACAAAAGACTTGGTGGGCAAGGTTCTTAAAAAACAAGGCGACGACTTTTCGGACCAGTGGGATCTCATTGAGTTCCCGGCCATCATGCCCGAGAGCGAAGAACCACTTTGGCCAGAGTTCTGGAAAAAAGATGAATTGCTAGGGGTCAAAGCGTCACTGCCGATTAGCAAATGGAACTCGCAGTGGATGCAAAACCCCACAGCCGAGGAGGGGTCCATCGTCAAGCGTGAGTGGTGGAGAGTATGGGAGGGCGATGACGTGCCGGATTACTCCTACGTGATTCAATCTTACGACACCGCTTTTTCGAAAAAAGAAACGGCTGACTACAGCGCCATCACCACCTGGGCAATCTTTCAGCCTGAGCCGGACGGGCCAGAGCAGATCATTTTGTTGGATGCACAACGAGTTCGCTTAGACTTCCCTGATTTGAAAAAAATGGCCATGGAGGAGTACCGATACTGGCAACCGGATTGTGTCTTGATCGAGGCAAAAGCAAGTGGCACCCCGCTGACCCATGAGCTGAGGAGAATGGGTATTCCGGTAACAGCGTACACACCGAGCCGAGGGCAGGACAAAATCGCTCGAATGAACTCGGTGGCGCCAATTTTCGAAAGTGGTATGGTGTGGGCACCAGACAGACCCTTCGCAGAGGAAGTCGTAGAAGAGATGGCGAGCTTTCCTTTCGGCGACCATGACGACTATGCGGATAGTGCGACGATGGCTTTGATGCGATTCCGACAGGGAGGGTTTGTGAGCTTAGCTGACGACTATCCTGAAGAGGCTAGATTGATGAACCATAACCGCACGGTGTTTTACTGATGGCTGTAGATAAAAAACCCCTCGGCACCGAAAACATTCCAGACATCATCACGTCTGGGAACTCTCTGGAGGTAGAGGTTGAGCCGTCCCGCGAGGACTTAGTTCGCGAGGCCGCTGAAATATTGGTAACCGAAGAAGGTATCCTCATTGATGACGAGATCACTGAGGAGCCGGCTGAGCCAGCAATGGCTTTTGATGCCAACCTGGTCGAGTTCTTAGACGATTCGGATCTTGGTCGTTTAGCCATGGACGTCATAAGCTCAATCAAAGGCGACAAGGAATCACGATCTGAGTGGGAGAAAACCTACGTTGATGCCCTGAAATATTTAGGGATGAAATTTGATGACACGCGCAGTCAGCCCTTCGAGGGAAGCACAGGCGTAATTCATCCGATCTTGGCGGAGTCAGTGACGCAATTCCAAAGCCAAGCGTATAAAGAGTTACTGCCGCCAAAAGGTCCGGTCAAAACTGAGATCGTCGGAGCACGCACCCCCGAGGTCGAAAACCAAGCAGAGCGTGTTGCAGAGTTCATGAACTACTATCTCATGAACGTCATGCAAGAGTTCGACCCAGAATTGGATATGCTCTTGTTCTATCTGCCCCTAGCAGGGAGTGCCTTCAAGAAAGTCTATTACGACACAACGCTTAACCGAGCGATGTGTAAGTTTATAGCGCCCGAGGATCTTATCGTGCCCTACGAAAGCACTGATCTGACAAGCGCGGAGCGTGTGACTCATGTTCTGAGCATGAGCAAAAACGAAATCAAGAAACAACAATTATCTGGTTTCTACGCAAACATCGATTTGAAAGGCGATAGTTTCAGCCTCGATAGAGATGAGATCGAAGAACAGATCGATAAAATTGAAGGGCTCAAGCCCGGGTATCGCGAGAGTCGAGACCATGTGGTGTATGAAGTCCACACCATTTTGGATTTGCCAGGCTTCGAAGACGTCGATGACGCTGGGCGACCGACGGGATTGAAGCTGCCCTACATCATCACTGTCGATGAGACGACCACACAGGTTTTGTCTATCCGTCGCAACTACGCTGAGACGGATCCGCTAAAAAACAAAATAAACTATTTTGTTCAGTATAAATTTTTGCCGGGCTTGGGATTTTATGGACTCGGTCTAGGGCACATGATCGGAGGTTTGGCGAAAGCCAGCACATCGATTCTGCGTCAGCTTATCGATGCGGGAACCCTTGCGAACTTGCCGGCCGGCTTCAAAGCGCGGGGCATGAGAATCCGAGACGAATCGGAGCCCTTGCAACCCGGCGAGTTTAGAGACATCGATAGCACCGGCGCATCGCTCAGAGACAACCTGATACCTCTGCCCATAAAAGAACCCTCGAACGTTTTGATGCAACTGCTCGGGCTGTTGGTTCAGAGCGGTCAACGCTTCGCCTCCATCGCTGATATGCAGATTGGAGATATGAACCAGGCTATGCCGGTAGGCACCACCGTTGCGCTTCTGGAAAGAGGCACAAAGGTTATGTCGGCGATTCATAAGAGGTTGCATTACAGTCAGCGCGTTGAGTTTCAACTCCTCGCTCAGGTCTTCTCTGAATATTTACCACCGTCGTATCCCTACGCTACTGGCACCGGGGTGCAAGAAGTTCTGAATGCTGACTTCGACGGTCGCGTTGATGTAGTGCCTGTCAGCGATCCAAACATCTTCAGTCAAAGTCAACGGATCACCATGGCGCAAGAACTCTTGACCATGGTGCAGTCGAATCCGGAAATACACGGCCCGATGGGAATCTACGAAGCCTACCGTAGAATGTATGCGGCTCTTGGCGTAGACGACGTTGATAAACTGCTGCAACCCCCACAGCTGCCACCGCCACCGGCGCCTCTGGACGCTGGGCTTGAAAATGCCCAGTTACTTATGGGCCAACCGGCGACTGCGTTTGAAGGGCAGAATCATGCAGCTCACATCGATGCTCATCGCTCGTTGTTCATGACGGATTTGGTGAAAAACACCCCACAGCTCCAGGGCCTTATTATTAGCCACATCATGCAGCATCTTCAGTTCCTGGCTGCCGAAATAGCTGAAACCCAAATGCCACCGGAGCAGATGCAACAGATACAACAATTACAAGCGCAAATCGCTCAGTTGCCACCGGAGCAGCAACAGCAAGCCGCTTCGCAGATACAAGTGATGCAAGAGCAGTTTTCCGCACCGATACTCGCTCAACTAACGTCTGAGTTGTTGATATCGATCGGCCAGGGTGATGAGTCAGATCCGCTGGTGCAGATCCGTCAGCAAGAATTAGCCTTGCGTGCGGCTGAGATAGAATCTGATAACGCCCAATTTGAGGCTAAGCAAGAGCAGCGTTTGGCCGAGAAACTCCTCGAGAATGAGCTGGCGAAGGAAAGGTTGAACACTCAAAAAGAAATCGCTGATGACAAACTCAACTTGGCTCGACAACGCCTGGGCCAACAAGCAGAATTGAAATTGTTAGATATGCAAAGGCAAGGAGGATCATGAACAGCATAATGCAACAGGCCGTCGACGCCCTCAGAGCGAAAAAAAGGTCGATGAGGTTAGAAGAGGTTAAGGCTGCCGCAGAACTCGCAGCGGCTCAGGAACAAAAAAAGGCCGTGAGTGATCATCGCATTGCGACCAAGCTTGCGAGGATACAAGGCGTCG